TGTACTATACATGTCATGGATGAGGTTGCAGCAGATCGCTTCACTGATATGATTGCAGCCAAAGCAGAAAAAAGTGAACCCGCCGCGCCAGAGGGGTCTAAGCAGGGTGGAGATGGGCCCAAGCCCTCTAAGCCCGCGCAGTTGGATCTAGCTTCAGCATTGGCAGCACGCATGCAGAAGGCCGGGGCTAAGCAGGTCGCGAGTGACATCGATGAGGTGGTGGCGTCTGCGCACCAATCTCTTGCAAACACAACGAGTAGCGGGTATGCCGATGGACATCACCTGGCATGCCTATCAAGCGTGTTATTTTCCATTGTCCACCATGCCCAGACCAGGGCTCAGTGTGTTGCCTGCGTGGACGCAGCAGTCGCATGCGCCAACGTAGCAGATGGAATGGCAGCATGGAATCCTGGTGATAATACAGAAATCGACCGACTGATGCGGTCTGCTAGAACCACGGCCCATCTCGATGTGCCAGGTTTTAACAAGGACTTGGCTGCTCGAGTAGCCACTCAAGAGGTAGAAGTTCCTGCAGAACGGGTCCCTGTGCAGGTTAACAAGTTGTGTAGTTGGAGGAACGAGTTCCTCAGTAGGAAAGGTAGAGTTGGCTTAATTAGAAAAGCCAATCTGTTCAGGAGTTTATTGGATGATGAACAAGCTGCAATGAGCATATGCTCGCGGTTGTGTTCAAAGTCAGGGTCCAGAACGCCATTGCAGTTGTGTCAGGAGAGGTTGAAGGGGTCATGGCGGGGTTGCTGTGATGGCGCCTGCTGGTGCAATGATCCGCTGCCCTGCACATTCAGTGATCTGAGCACGTCTACTGGATCTAGTGCTTACCGCATTCCAAGCAAGGTCTGCACTCAGAATTACAGCTCGAAAGCTCCTTCATTTTGGGCCAAGGCGATTGACAAGTTCACCGACATGTCCGATGAACCTTGGGAAGAAATAATACTTTTTCCTGGTTCCACTAGGGTGGAAGCGTACCAATCAGTTACTGATTCCATAAACCTAAGTCCCCGAACACATGAAGATTACCCTGAGAAAATGGAAAACATGCAGTTGGGTGGAATGCCCATTAACATGACTCTCAAAATGGCAAAATACGCAACTAGTGGAATTGCTGGATTGCACAAGTGGCACCCTACTTGCAACGCTGCTGAGCAAGTTCACTGTGGGTTTCTGCTGTGGGCATCCTCACTCAGCCCTGGAGTACGTGGCGAGCTGGAGAAATACAGGCTCAATAGCCTGCCACTCAAGTCGTGGTTGGATTGGTATAAGGACTGTGGTCAGGTGATTAGACGCACTGGGATGGTGGGGAGCCTCAAGAATGATGAGTGGCTTCAGATACGGAAAGTAGCCAATGTCTGTGCTAGGCATGCAACCAAGGCGGATTATGATGAGGAAATCCATAAGCGTGTTGCCCTCCCAGTTGTGAAAACTAGCTTGACTGGATCCTATCCAGCGGACTTCTTGCGGTGGAGCAACTCCTTGGGCCAATTTGCAGCAGGGAGGGTGGCTAAGAGGAACGACCATCGATCTTTGCGAGACGAGTGGGAGATGAGAGCTATAGCATCTACTGGAGGCAGCAGCAGCTGTACATCGCTACTACATGCCTTAGATAGAGCATCCGATAAAGCTAGGGACAGCGACCGAGCTAGTAAAAAGTGTGTGATCAGCATGCTCAAATCGGGGTACTTAGTGGACGGGCTTAATAAGCAGCAGATTAACTTAGCACGCGCTTCCACCAAACCTGAGCCGGCGAATAGGGCCCGGACCCTATTAGCAACAGGTGATTGGTCAACTTTCATTGGCACTCATGGACTCCGAGGGATGGAGGGGAGTGCCAATTACGGAGGTATGGCCAGTAGCCAAAGGCCAGAGGTAATAGGCAAGTGGCTGCAGGCCGCGGATAGTGTTGGGAATGGTGTTCAAGTTAGCGCAGACTTGGATGACTATAATTGGCAACATGAGCTATGGGAACTGCAAGCAATGTGGCTTGGGCGTGCCGATGGCTATCTGGGTAATGGGGACGTCATATCCATTGAGCGAGCTAATAGTTGCTTACGTATAGCTGATTCCTTTTCAAGGAGTATTGTGTTAGCAGATTCCCAAGTGCGGAGAGTGTTTTCAGGACTATACAGCGGTAGTAGAGGAACCACCTATGATAACACCGCCAAGCATGAGATTGATAGGCAGATTGTCATTGACAATCTTGCTAGACTTGGATTGCGCGTTGACCATATTGCGCCCAATGAGAGCGGCGATGATGAGTGGCTCATATGTGCAACTCACTCAGAGGCTCGGCGTTACATACAGGCTTGCAAGTATATGGGATTGAGAATGAATAGTGCAAAGCAAATGGTAGGAAGAAAACATGGCGAGTTCCTGCAGCGATGTATCTCCAACGACTCAAGTATTCGGCAACCTGTTGCAAGCATATTGGCTACACTATGTACTGGTAATTGGTATCGGCCGCTTGGTACTTGGCTAAACTCTGCCATGGATAGTACTACAACCAATTGGTTGGAAGCCTCCGCAAGGGGTTTGCCTAGGACAGTGGCAGCCAGAATGTGTGCAATGGCCCTTGATTTGTTGATGGTCGACAAATTTGAGGGTGTAGCCCCGAGACAGCTTGAGTGGAGGCAATACAGTAGGAGCTCATTTTCTGGAAAACAACTGTTTTCGGAATGCCCGGGATTCGGTGATAAAGTACCCCCTGACTTGGTGGTTCGTCCAGAAAGGGATCCCAAATGGATGTCACCGGGCGTATCGGATTATTTAGCTTCCAAAGAAGCAGCCTGGATAATTCGTGGCTTAAGCAAGGATTGGTTAATAAGACAATTCAAGGATGGTATCGCCTCCGACACACATGGATCCATGCAGGAGAATTACGAGAGGGAGCGCACGAGCAGGATGGTTGCCGATAGGTGGCCGTCCTCAGAGGGCTTCATTCATATTCCCGAAGGGTTGCCAGAGCTGCCACCTGGCCCATCACTGAGCAAAACTGTGGAATGTTGGCTTAGGGCTAAGAATTCTGGCCGAGCCATCAGTATGGAGGATAACATGTCTTTCATGGGGCTGGGTAACCGTGAAATCCAACTATTGGGTGGGTATGAGACTGTGATATCCAACGCTCCTTGGGAACTGTTGGCTAGGCTAAAACCATTGAGTGAATCACCCGAGCCCAAGTTTGCAGTGGCGTGTGACCAAAATGTATTGGCAGGGTTAACCACTTGCAAAGCTGAGCATGAGGAATTTGGATTGTTATTGCCTGCTAGGGAATCTCGGCATATTACGGTCGTGGCTGCCCAGCATGGTGCTGGAGTTAGTAGGCTAGCAAGGAGATTCCATCAGAGGCAGGTGGCACGTCTTGACCGAGTTGGAAAACAGCTAATGGGTGTGGGTGCATATATAAGAGGCACCCCAGATACGCCAGAGTGGCACCGTGAGTGGGATCATTTATGTGATTGCATTGCAAGGAACCTCTATGAGGGGTGGCGCCCACACTTGCGGGTTTTGCTAACACATGAGTGTCCAAATAAAATGTGCGCAGCCTTAAGGAGTTACGGGATTTCGTCGAATTGGATATTGTATACCCCTGATCAGGCTGAGATGGCCCGCCGAATAGCTAGTAGAAACGTATGTGCTGGAGTTCTGCGCCACATGGCCAGCACTTGGAATGTTCTCTACCGAGAAGTGAGCCCAGCATGTGAGCTGCACACCGAAGAGGAGGTGATTCAAATTGTGCAAGGAGGCGGGCTTGAAATCTGTGCTAGTGCCTAATTCGCTCAACCCATGTCCCCTGTGTAACTGAGTGTAGGATTATGTGTAAAGTAGTAAATAATTGTAAATATTGTCTGACGACCAATGAGTTGTCAGCCGAAGGACCCCATAGGGGTGCCTTTT